GTCTCCTACTTTCAAACAGAAATCAAGATCCGCGCTCAAAGCTGCGGACACATTAAAACTGTTTCTTAACTCGTTATCTTCTTCTTCGGTAACGGGCTTATAACGGTTTTCAGACACGTCATGTCTATACCATTTCCCTTTTCGGTAATGGTGTGGTCTCATATCACAATAGACCACATGGTTTTCAGCCATGTCACCACTCAATACTTTCCCTTGAAATCTAAATCCCTTATCAAACTCATCACTCATGATAAAATTTAATAAAGGTTTATTTCTAGGATCAGTAAACTCAAATAACACCTCTTCAGCATCATCCTCACTTTCACTAGTTGACTTCGAGAATGCATTCTGAATCACAACACTAGTGTCATTATGATTCACAACACAAAAACCTCCCTCTCAATCCTAGGTCCATAGTGCTTTAATCGCACGATCAACACAATATGAACATCTTTTGAACAACTTAAATACAATTTGAAAGAAGGTAAATGAGACGATGGTGGTTGCAATTGTCTGGATAACACGTCTGGAATCAACAAATCAACACTCACTTGCGAGCCATAATTGAAAGCATTTGAAGCAAAAGAATGGCCCCCAGGGGTCATCGCTACTTGAACCGATGTCAAATCGGAGTTAGCATTAGCAATGCCCATGTTAACAAATTCATTAGCTGCGGTGCACCTGTACACAGCAGTGATTGATATCAAATCAACCTTCCCCATTCCATGGAGACGATTTCCTAACATAGTCGTCAGCGTCTGCTTCAATGAAATGTTCGTTTTGCTTTGCAGAGTAAATTGAAACTCCACATTGTATGGCTCTTCTACGGTTATCACTGGTTCTGTGACAACGCTTGGTAATGATTTCTCGATCAAACTTTGCTCCATTCTAATCACACCTCAAGATGTATAATCTTCTAAAATAGCCCACAAAGAGTTTTCACTCTCTTTAGTTGCTATTTCCTCATAAGCCATCGCTGGGGCCTCCAAATTATACCTGTCCAGTTCTTCAACAAACTCTGCCACTTGATCACTACGCCAATGAGCATCATATGCCTCCAAACGCAATTTTTCAAATGGTAAATGTCTCTTCACGCCATACTTTTTTAAGTTGAACATGATTCTGGTTATGGCCGCGGCGTACTCCATTTGCTCCTCATTGAAAACACTGTACAATCTATCAGCCATTTGATATTGATGAGCGAACAAATGAAAATATCCCATAGCTGACTCATCGATTGCTCCCATTTCAATTTTACCCATCAACCTTTTGAACAGAATGATTGGCTCTTTTACCATTACCCCATCTTTGTGGATATAAGTGGTGAACTCAGCTTTATCAGATTGATAACGCTTGTCTATAGCAACACACATATGTTTCCACCTGGACCATTCTGGGTGCTCTGGTTTTGGCAATTTAGCCGTGTCATCTCCTCCTGTGGCCATGGGTTCTGTTGGTTGCATGTTAAACTGCAAACACTCCTTAGCTGCACTAGTGCAACAATTTATTAGGTAGGTCCAAATTTCACCTGATAGCGTCATCAACGCTATCATGAAAGACCTAGTTTTGAAGTTCACTTTATGTTCAAAGTAATCTTCAACCAATTGTTCAGGCATGCCTAAGAACCTTAATAGCAGACCAAAGAAATACGTCTCGCCTCCCCTGACACCACCATCTTGACCTGTCAAATCATTCATCTCAACCACTGGCAAGTTCAGATACTTAGCGAACCAGTCATTCATCTCCTCCACGGTAAATGATGCGTGCAAGTACCACCAATAAGGTCTCTTTTCTAGTATCTTCTTTAACATGTAGATGCCCCATGGTCCCCATTTGAAAAGATAATCATCACTCTCAACTATCAACGTCTGTAACGGCTTAGCATAGGTAGCACCAAGATCTTTCATCTTCCATTGATTCTTAGCTGAGCTCATAGGTATGAAATCAGGATCGCTTCTGTTCAGCGACATTTTCTTCAATGCTGGGCTTCTAGCATTTCGTCTCTCTTGGAACTCGATCTGACACTTCTCGAACAGCAACTCATCGAAAGGTTCTTCAGACTGCCAATTTAAATAATGCTTAAAAGCATTAAACAGAGCAGTTCCGTAAGCCTCGCCCTCCATTAGTTCAACTCTGTTTTCCTCAGGACCATGCTTTCTTATGCGCTGAGCCACACCTGCTGCGTAGGAGGCTATGTCATCTTTTCTCTGATCTTGCCCCCACAAAGTTGCATTTGGACAATAAAAGAGTGGGTTCTCGTAAGTAGCTACTGTTACCACCATGTTTAACAATTTGTTCTTCTCTCTCAAATTACGCCCCTTTTGTTTCTTCAACAATTGAGCTCTGATTTTCGGCGCATCTTTCCTCCTTTTTGGTAAGTCATACTTTTGCTCACTGAAGATGCCCTTCCACGACAACTCAGCATCGTATCGCTCAACTTGTTGAGCCGTCTGACGCTCACACAAATGATCAACATCCACTGGTGGTAAAGTCGTTGGGAGCTTAACATCAGGACATCTAAGACTCGGAATTTCAGCTTCCAATTCTGGTACAGCTGGCCAATCAATAATGTGCTTTTGAAAATGGTAAGCTTCAGAGTACTCTTCACTCTGACGTTCCAATCTCGTGCCACCTGACCAACTCGTGTTATCTGGATCATACCACCTATCACGTAGCCCAACACTTTGATACTTGCCAACAACATCCCAGTTCTTCAACTTTCTAGGGGGACCGTTTAAATACTCGGTCATGTGCGTCGGCAGTGGTCCAACTATATCAGTCATGCTAACTGTCATCTCTTTAGCTGTTGGTATTATTGGTTTCCCAATTTCATAATCTTCTCTCATTCGCATGAGCGCCCTCAATATCAAGTTAGCATCAATGTAATTGATGTTTTGATTATGAGTTATGAAATTGCAAACAAATATCGCTGCAGGAGCTCTTGTCATTACCGTGTATAGCATTTCGTAACCCGCTCTTACTAACACCTGTTGATCCAAGATAATTATGGACAAGGGAGCAGATAAACCGATACTACCAGCAAAGGTGTCAGCATCACATCCCTTTAAATTTATGGCCCATTGTTTACCAACGTCAGAGGATTCAAACCAGCATTTGTCCCTCCATAGATTCGTCAAATCATCATCTTGCAAGTGCGGGAAGAATTGTTTAAGATCCATCCAACTCCTCGGTTCAACTGAGGTAAAATGATAACCAAAAGGTGCAGGCCCATCTCTTTGATCATTAACAAACGTGGGCATCCTAAAGAAATTTGCTATGCTTGGCCCAAACCTCCAAGTTCCACGCAAGAATTTGTTAGCATACTTGAAATAGTATTGAGCTTCACCACATATTGCTGGGTCATTAAGCTCACAATCAGCACGTGGCTCATGCCAACTCGCTTGATAAGGATCACACAAGAAAATGAAATGCTTGGTATGAGCATCCAGTATTTGTCTGGCTGCTATATAACCTTTTGGGTATTTGTTCTCGTCAAACACATTCAGCCATCCTGAATAACCCTCAGCTAAACTCTTTTCAAAAGTAGCACAAAATGAGCCGGGAGTTCCCCTCCCAGTTATAGGTAACTTGTCTGCCACCTTTATTTTGTCTTTCCAATCTTTTGCAAGAGTGTTTGTGGCTAAGGTTACATTAAACAGCATCTGCTTGTGATAAGCTAGCTTAGCGAGCACTTTTTGCACATGACTGGACTTCCTACACCCTGGATCGCCAGCTATTACGCAAATCTTTTGCTCAGTCAACAACTTCGCCCTACCTGGCATCAAATCCTCATATGCTCTAAGCATTTCTTTGTTTATTTCACTCCTGCCCATAGTACCCGTGGTTTCGAAAAGGACGGCCCTTATATACCTCGAAGCTCTGTCTGGCGAAGGGTCAAACGGAACGAATTCCATTGCTTGCCACCTTCTCAAATCATTCATCATCATATGAAACAAGGGTGGTTCAGGCTTTACAATAGGTCTGGGCACTTTCACAGTCAATGGTTTCCTCGCCCGTAAGGCGGTGAAATGATCATCTTCAAGCACGATTTCATAACAAGGGCCGGAACACAAACCAGCCACCTCCAGTATGGCTCCGTTCCTGGTAACTAATCTGATCATCATGTTGTACCTCAAGGCGAACGCCGTGCAAGTCACGAATGTCATGTTTTTCTTGTTCGCCACAGCACTGCCCGGGTAAGCATATAACATGTGCAGAAAGATGGCGCAAGGATCCATACCCGTCGAATTTGACAATGCGACCAGCAAGCAATCTTGTTCTGGATAATCAACCTTTGGATAACTAACAACGTCGTTAAAAGGGTTGTGTTTGGCTCTTCTATCAACAGAAGCTGGGAACAAACCATCCCATAGTAATTTACCATGAGCTTGTCTAACCACACCAGCTGGTACTGGTTTCTTTCTCATTATCGCATGCCACTTTTCTTTACATTCATGATACGGAGGGCACAACCCTCTCAATGAATCACGAATTTTAGTTTTCCTCGGCGATTGCAAGCCAACATCAACGTCTAAGCCTGTGCTTCTGTGCCTAGAGATCACTTCCATCGCCATTTCGTGCAACTTAGCGTTCTTTTCTTTGATCTCTAAAATCTCATTTTGATGATGATCTGGTAGCGCAGTTTTTGCTTTCTCGGCTAAACTGCTGTGAGCTTCCCTCTCTATAGCGCGAAGTCGCTCAGCCTCTCTTTCTCTAGCCAAACGCCCTTCAGCCATCAGCTCTTCAATGTTGTCTCTTTGCTCATCCACCCAATCATTCACGATACTAGCTTTTGGGATGCTTGGCTCCTCATCTATGACTGCAAGCACTTCTCTCATCTTTCCTTTCTCACGTCTTTTCAGGGTGTCACGCATTGTACTACCTTGAACTCGTCTATCGTAGTGATCGGCTTTACAATAACAAAGATAATCATCATAATCTTTATTCACCCGACCAACTCTCCAAACCTCAAATGGAGGGCAAATACTACAGTGCTTCTGTGACGTTCCACTAGAAGTAGTAGACGGAGCCGTGGAGGAAGAATCATCGTCACTCTCTGAACTACGCCCTGAGCTCACCTCGCTCTTATAACTCGGTGCTGGCGAATCATACAACAAGTTGGTTGCATCGTGATCACCAAAATTCTCATGATTCAATCTCACCACCTTATCTTTAGCCTTCCTGCCATCTTCCTCTTGCTCATCAGTCATCGGCACTTTGTCATAGTATTCATTCCTAACGTTCGGGTTCAAATCCACACCTTCAAACGTTTCAAGGAAATCTCGAGTCTGGGACGCTTTGACCACAGCGACACCGAAATTCTTTATATTGCGTTTAGTGCACCCCAACATGTGATCAAACACAATTTTGTCCTGATCATCAAACGACACCAAGCCGTGTTTGTTTAGTTTACTAACGCCCAGAGTGTCTCTGAACCAGTTCGTTAGAAGCGTAACAAAATCTGGTTGCGAGCTCTTATCCACTTGCCATGACACCCCATAGAAATCATCTTGAAAGTCGCTCTTGTCGTCAACATGAACGGTTAATACTATGGTGTTGAAATGTGTGTCAGGGTGCGGCTGATTAACCAACAGCCTATGACGGTTCATGTAACGGGCACCAAAAACTTGATCCCAATACCTCACCAAATGCCCGACACTCTTGTAATAAGCTTCTGAAGCAAAGTTATTGTACTCTTTCGATTGCAAACCGTCACGACTAACTTGAATTTTCACTGCTTCCAGGACCGAATGTATAGCCCAACCCTGATCACCCACTGGTAAATAAGAGGTTGTTTCTTTAGTGAAATCACGCATTTTAGCCCAAAGATGCTGCTCTTGAACTAACGTTTTAATGCTTTTGCAATATTGGAACAGCTTAACGTAATCGGCTGTCCTTATCCACTGTAAGTCTTTAGGCATACCTCGAAACACTCTAGGTATAGGCATCATGTCAGGAATGGTTAACGGCACAAATTTCGGTGTTTCAACATTATAGGCGACATAAACTCTTCCGAACATTATGTCTCCCCTTGAATACACGGTGCCACAATTCCAAACATACCTATCATCCAATGACCGAATTTGCCTCGATAACAACAACCCTGGGTCGTTAGGTTGCTCATAAGCATCACCATTTTGTCCTTCTGGTTTGTAAATAATAGTGCTTTTATCAGAACTGACTTGCCAATCATACAACTCAGGACAAGGTGATAACTTCATCAACAAACTGACCATTGGAAATATATGAGACGCATATATGTACTTGACTTTTGGACAGAATTTTCTGATAGCTATGAACAACCGCGCGTCTAGATATTGCTCCATCTCATGAAATACAAGGGTGGGAGTGTCAATGAGTGTCAAGTTGAAAATCAAGCGTGACACTGAACCATTACCAGCATACCTAGATATATCTTTATGATCAACAATGACGTTCTGTAACTTGACGTTCAGATGACCCCTGCCTAGATGGTTCAACTCCTCAAGAAGCCATCCAAAATTTGCTTCACTCATTCCAACCACCGTAGCATCGGTTTTGATATGTTGTGGTATGATAGTTCTTATCTCCTGTCGTCTCAATGCGTTGTGGACTGGATGAGGGTGAGTCAAAGCGCTCTTAGCAGACCATGGTAGCGCTAAAGCATCCATATGATGCTGCACCTTTTCTGGAACCCTCCATGGGCAGATTTGTTTGACTTGTTTTGCCGCCTCAGCTAAATCCATGGATGTGTACGATTCAATGTTTCTTTTGGATTCAGGCATCACATACTCAGTGCATGCTGAATCAAAGGGGGACTTTGCTTTGGTCCCAACCAACTTGAACCTATGCTGATCGAGCCACAACTCTAATTGTTCCACAGTCAGCATGCCACTATCCACGCATTTCTTATGTTGAGTCTCCCTCATAGCCCAACAAGAATCCTCAACATGGAGATCACCATCATCCATCACACTCACAGCATAGTAGAGCTCAGTTCTAAACCTGGCATTTTCGCGGATCTTTAGGCCTTTCCACTTTTGCAAGACTTCAAGCACCTCAGCGCAGGTGACATCAATGCGGTCATCGCTCAATCTCAACCAGGTCATCATTCCTTGAATCCTTTTCCAGCAATCACCAGGCCCCTTGATGTGAGCCTCCACCTTTTCCTCTACATTAGGAGCCACATCCAGAGGGTTCATTTGCAGGATGTCACCAAAAGGTCCTTTACAGAATTCCTCAGCCACCTCATCAAGTTGAGCATCAACATCACCGACTCCATCCACATCGCAAACTTGGTTCCAAGTAGCTGCGCGTAAATTCGCTGCGGCTTGCTCGTCACTGATCGTTTCATCACCCTCGTACAAGTTGCCACCAACTCGGCCAACACTATTGCATCTCACAGCATAACGCATGAACTCTTTTGTCATGGCTGGCGCTCCCGGACCACAATGCTTAACAACATGAAAGCCCGTCTCAGTGGGTTGTACCACATAACCGGGCTTTACCATTTCTGATGTGAGCATTGCGTTCAAGTAATTGATAGTAGGGAATCGACCAAGCTTCGGCTTCATGTCTTCGTAGTAATCATCAGCGAGCAACTTAAGATGGCACAAACCTCTCTTTCGTTGTTGTAATTTCCTACCAGCTCTATTACCCCTCTTCCTAACTTTAGAAATGTTCTCAAGGTTGTCACCAACGACTTTGCAAGCAGCAACAGAAGGTTCATCACGCTCGGTCTGGTTGTGGTAGAAAATTTGCTTTAAAGTGTTCCTACCAAACACTGCATCCATCACAAAGTTGAATGTCCACCCTTCTCTAATCTTCTCTTTATGACTTCTGATGAACACTCTTGCGCGTAAGCATAGCAAGAAATATTTGACCAAAGACAATCGCCTAGCCGTACCAACTGGCGTCATAATTGGTAGATCATCATCATAATCGCTATCATCACCCTCAATGTCCTCTATGCCTTCAGCCGTTTGAGCATCAACGCTTAAAACTGCACATGAAGGAAACAGACTGGAAGCTGGTGATCGAAAATCGCACTTAGCGCAACGATAACCAAATCTCTTCACTTTCTTGATTTCACCACCACATTTTTTGTGTCGATTGACGATAGCGCAATCGCAGGTTTGGTAATGCCCGCCTTTTGGAAATTTAACTAATTGAGTTAGAGACATTCTGCCTTCCAATAACTCTTGAACATCATACCAAACTGGAGCCCCTCGTCGATAGCCACTCTCCAAACGAGCTGAGGTTATTGAGCCATTAACAACTGTGTGAGTATCACACGCGTTGTAATATAACTTTTCCCCATCAAGAGAAGCGCCCATCTTAGCGGTAATCCCCAAGGTACGAAAGCCAGCCTTCGTCGTTAAATCTCCTGTCAAAACGTGGCAATCACACGAAACCCGCCAAATCAATTGACGACCACACTTACAAAGCATGGATTTATTGACGATTCTGAGAATCCTG